ACTCAGCCAGCTCTGCGTAACTTTATGGAGGAATTCAGTGCAAATTGTGGATTCATTCTTACTTGTAATTTTGTCGATCGGATTATTGAGCCACTACATTCTCGATGCTCGGTTATCAAGTTTAAGATTCCTAAGTCAGAACTCCCTTCTCTCGCGAAGCAGTTTATGCAGAGGGTATGTGGAATCCTCGACAATGAATCGGTTTCTTATGAAAAAGCGGTCGTTGCTGAAGTCATCAAGACACACTTTCCAGATTGGCGCCGTGTTATCAACGAGCTTCAGAGGTATAGTGCTACTGGCAGCATTGACACTGGGATCCTTAGGAATTTCTCGGATTCTGCTCTCACTAAGCTGATCGGTTACATGAAGGACAAGAACTTCACAGCTGCTCGTAAGTGGCTTGGAGAGTCTGACATCGAGCCTACTGAATTCTTCCGTGCCTTCTTTGATAAGGCAGAAGATCATATCGCAAAGAGTAGTATGCCTCAACTCGTACTGCACCTCGCGAAGTATCAGTATCAGAATGCTTTCTCGGCCGATCCTGAAATCAATCTCATGGCATGTCTCACCGAAATTATGGCTGACTGTGAGTTCCTGTGATCTGGAAAAAGAAGTGTCCTGTCTGCACGGATAAGTATCCTAAGAAAGCGGCGTTCCATGAACTCCGCCTCGAAACTGCAGAAGGGACAGTATCTCTTGAGATCTGTGAAAAATGTGCAGACTTCTTTGACAAGTCTGCTGATGTGATTATGAAAGGCCGTAGCGATGAAACCGTTCGACTTCGTGACTTCGATAAATTCGACCAAGAAGAACCTGATGAAAGGTACGGAGAATGATACTCTAGCTGAGAAGACTTATAGTCCTTGGCTAACTAATCGATCTCTGTCTTACTTTGCGGATAGTATCCATGCCGCAAACATGATGAACTGCAACCACCACCTCGACAATAAACTCCAATATTCTTTTTTGATAAATATTATTCGGCCCAGTAAACGCTTTGCAAAGTGGGTGAAGAAAGAAAAGGATGGAGATCTCGAAGCGGTTGCAGAGTATTACGGTTATAACCGTCGTGCTGCCAAGGCAGCTCTTGATATCCTCTCCTCTGAACATATAAACATAATAAAGAAAAAGATTCAGAAGGGTGAAACATGAGTGTTTTAGAAAGTTTAATTGAAGTGAGGCTGGGCGAAGAAGATGATTTCTTAAAGGTTCGCGAGACCTTAACTCGCATCGGCGTTGCTTCACGCAAGGACAAGACTCTTTATCAGTCTTGCCATATCCTACACAAACAAGGCAAATATTACATCGTTCATTTTAAAGAGCTGTTTGCTCTTGACGGTAAGCCAACAGATTTTTCCTCAGAAGATCAAGGACGTAGAAATACTGTCGTCAAACTTCTATCTGACTGGGGATTAATTGCCGTAGTGGATCCAGATAAGATCGTGGATCCTCAGACTCCATTGAACCAAATTAAGATCCTTCCATTCAAAGAGAAAAATGAATGGAGCCTCGTGACAAAATATAATATAGGAAGAAAGAAATGAGCAAGCAAGTAAAATTCGTAGAGTTCATCAACGAGACAGGTGGCAAGTATCTTGTCAATGTCGACCTTCTGATTGGTGTCGTTGAACACCGTGGCAAGGTGATGATTCGTACTATCGACGATCGTGGTTCTGATACCATTCTCGATACCATCGATGAAGTTGTAGAGAAGCTAGCAGCTCTTAACGACTAAAGCCTAAAAACTTTTTTAAAATAAATGCGCTCGGATTCGCTTTCGGGCGCATTTTAGCATGTACATTATTATCAAAACAAGGTATCCTGGATATATGATGATGAAAGGAACTACTGACATGCTTACTCTCTCGGACATCAACGCTCTCACCAATAGCCGTGACGGCGATATCTACTCTGACTTGTACAAGGACGTGTACGGTAGTCGCCCGCGGGGTGCACAGTTCGAGTCTCTCGAAGAGTTTCAAGATGACTATGATTTCCTCTGCAATCGACTCGACGAGCAGATCGAAGAAGAGCGCATTCAGCAGTCTCGCAACTTTGCTGCCTTCGTTGAGCGTGTTCAAGAGACGATGGAAATCATCGAAGGTGCTACTCGCGAACGTGCGATCGAGATCATCGCCGAAGCCGAAGGCATCAATGAACGAGAGTTCGATCACTATGGCCTTGAGATTCTTGAGCACGAACTCAATCTCAAGTATGGCTCCATTGCTCGGTGGTTGTCCGAGTAATGGCCGATCTCTCAGCCTGGTTGGACGACGATCCCATGGTGAACGAGGTTCAGACTCTGTCTGAGAAGATTCGTCAGCGTAGGATACAAATGCTCGTCCATTCCTATCTCTACTATGTTCTTGATGAGAACGTCATTAGCGATGGAAAATGGCAAGAATGGGCTGATGAGCTCACTGAATTACAGAAGCAGAAGAAGACAATAGGATTCTACGATAAAGAGTTCTCTGATTGGACCGGTGCCACTGGCACACATCTGCCGTTCGAACCATGGGTTATTAGGCGAGCAAAAAGCTTGTTAAATGCGAAATAAACATGTACAATAATCCGAAACCGGTGTAAGATGATATTATCAGTTGAAAGGAATATATTATGACTCTTACCGTTGAACAGATTGAATCCACTTACGCCGTCCCTACCGACGCGACTCGCCAAAACTATTATCCCGTTTTGGCCTATTGGATTCCAATCGAGCTTCGCGAACAAGTTTTGGCCGCCTACCGCGAGACCAACACTCGTATCCGTCTTCGCTACCGTGGCCCACGTGCTGTTTCTATCGGCCGCGAAATGACTCGCAACGATAATACTACTTATCTTCGTTCGCGCCATCGCGCAATGCAAGATTGTCTGATTGCTGATGCCACTCACTTCACCGTATACGACTATACTGGAGCTTAATCATGTCGAATTCTAAAACCCCTATTGTTCAGTTCCCGATCCTTGGAATCCTTGGTCTGATTTTTATCACTCTCAAGTTGACTGGACATATTACATGGTCGTGGTTGTGGGTATTGGCTCCTTTCTGGATTCCAATCTCGATCGGCGTCTTGATCTTTTTAATTGTTTTTATCGTCGCCCTCATTCGGGGCTGATATATAGTATACTACGGAGGTGAATATGGAAGTTGAACTTTTTGCATTTCCAACAATGGAAAATCCGAAGGCTGTCGAAGACACGTTTTGTGATCTTCTGAATGCCAAACGTAGAGGCGAATCTCTTCCTGTCGAAGCACTCGATTGGATGGATACCGCCAACAACTGGTTATTGGAGTCGAAGTAATGCCGAATGAAGTCAAAGGCGGTACGTTTGCACCTGCAGACATGCCTCTGATCAAGAACGCTCTATTCTACTACAAGGACATGCTCGTGCAGTCCGAAGAAAGCGAGCGCAATGTTTCGGAAGAACTGTCGAAAGTTGCCAGTCTCCTCCATCGAATAGGTCGTATCGCCTAATCGAATGCGCCGTTAGCTCACCTGGATAGAGCGCGAGTCTTCTAAACTTGAGGTAGCAGGTTCGAGTCCTGCACGGCGCACCAATTCCACTCCTGTAGCTCAATGGTAGAGCCGGCCGCTCATAACGGCTTGGTTAGGGGTTCGAGTCCCTTCAGGAGTACCACGTCACGGTGGCAGAGTGGTCCAATGCACAGGTCTGCAAAACCTGAAAGCCGCGGGTTCGAATCCCGCCCGTGACTCCATTTAAAGGATACAATATGAAAGTAATTATGTTACTTGGTTCGGGTGAACTGGGCAAAGAGTTTGTAATTTCAGCCAAGCGTATGGGTCACTATGTTATTGCGTGTGACTCTTATCGGAATGCACCAGCAATGCAGGTAGCAGATACGTATGAAGTGTTCGATATGCTCGACGCTCGTAGACTTGAAACCATGATTGACATTTACTGCCCAGATATTATTGTGCCTGAGATTGAAGCAATTGCTACCGATGTACTCTATGGAGTAGAGGCCGCTGGTACTCAGGTTGTTCCGTCCGCACGAGCTGTTAACCTTACAATGAATCGCGATGCTATTCGCGATCGTGCTCATGAGCTTGGGTTGAAGGTAGCTGCATTTGCTTATGCTGAATCAGAGCAAGAACTTGTCGACGCTTATAATAAGATAGCATCAAAGAAAGCTGTTATCAAGCCAGTTATGTCATCATCGGGTAAAGGACAATCCGTAGTAGATTGTGACACTGATGTTGATATCGAACTTCAAGTACGTTCTGCATGGCATTATGCATGTGAAAATATGCGCGGTAATCGTCAACGAGTTATCATCGAAGAGTTTATTAATTTTGATTATGAGATCACTCTTCTGACTGTTAAGCAGAAAGATGGCCCGACTCTCTTCTGTAATCCTATCGGACACGTTCAGGTAAACGGAGACTATCAATATTCATGGCAGCCGGAGCCATTTAAAAATATCGCAACGTACGGTGTAACGCAGGCTATGGCTAAGACGATTACGGATGACTTGGGTGGTGCCGGTTTGTTTGGGGTTGAGTTCTTTGTCAAGGGTGACGTTGTTTACTTCTCAGAACTATCACCACGTCCACACGATACTGGTATGGTAACTATGATTAGTCAGAATATCTCACAGTTCGATCTTCACCTCAGAGCAATTCTTGGTCTTCCTATTCCAAATATTAAGATTGCCGGTGGTTTTGGTGCATCAGCTGTTATTCTTGCTGAAAAAGATACGTATACAAAACCGCGTTATGAAGGTATTGAAGATGCTCTAAAAACACCAGGTGTTGAGGTTCGTGTTTTCGGTAAGCCATACTGTCGTAAAAATCGACGCATGGGTGTTGTACTGGCTCACAGTATAGAAGAAGCTCGTGAAGCAGCAGGAAGAATTAAAGTGGTTTGAGCTATGATTGAAGAAGCTAAACAAGCAATTCTCGATTCGAGTCAAGAGTCATCGGTCTATATCGGCTGTGACTCGATTCGTTTTCGTAAGAACAAGATGTGGTATGCCAAGTACAGCACAGTCGTGATTGTACACATGGATTCCAAGAAAGGTTGCCGTCTGTTCCATGAGTCTGTCGATATGCCTGACTATGGTAACCTAAAGCAACGTCTGTTGACTGAGGTTCAGCACGCTGTGGCTACTGCGACTGAAATCATTGAAGTACTCGGTGATCGCCATATGGAGATCCACCTTGATATTAATCCTAATCCGAAGCATAAGTCTTCGGTTGCGGTGAAGGAAGCCCTTGGTTGGGTGAAGGGTTCTCTTGGTATTGATGCCAAGATCAAGCCTTCTGCTTTTGCTGCTACTCATGCTGCCGATCACGCTGTACGTCATTTAAACTGAAAATAAACATGTACAATTAAGCGTGAATTGTGTAGAAGGGTATAAATAAGAGTTCATTGGACTTGTAGCTCAATCGGGAGAGCGCCAGCTTGTCACGCTGGAGGTAGTGGGATCGAAACCCATCAAGTTCGCCAAGTTATTCCGGTGAAGTGTTACGGTAGCACGTCGGTCTCCAAAACCGCTAGCGAGGGTTCGACTCCCTCCACCGGGGCCAGTTTGTTCTTTCTCATTGTTATAAAGTTTATGTGCGGGTATAGCTCAGCTGGTAGAGCAAACGACCGATAATCGTTAGGTCACAGGTTCGATCCCTGTTACCCGTACCAAAATTTGGAAGCGTGTCAGAGCGGTCGATTGATCTGGTCTTGAAAACCAGCGTACCTTCGCGGGTACCGTGGGTTCGAATCCCACCGCTTCCTCCATGGCCCCGTCGTCTACTGGCTAGGACACGTCACTTTCACTGACGAGAAGGCGGATCGAAACCGCTCGGGGCTACCAAGTTTCAGGAACGTGGGCAGGACGGTAATGCAGCACCCTGCTAAGGTGTACTACCTTAGGGTAGACAGGGTTCGACTCCCTGACGTTCCGCCATATGGAGTCGAGTACACGGTAATGGTTGATCGCTGTGGTGTTCTCTTGCGCGATTGGCAACTCCGCCAAGTTGAGGGTAACGCTAGGGCAATGTCAGACGGTGCTTGCGTAGCGAGTGTCGTGAGGTGCTGGGTAGCTGGCGGGGTCTGACACGAGTTTATGGTGGTCGAGGTGTTAATGGATACACGCTGGATTGTGAATCCGGAGTTGCGGGCTCGATACCCGTCGATCACCCCATTTTTTGGTGTACATTATTCCATTTCTGATGTAAGATGAATCTATAATCAGAAAGGAAACGAAGATGCTCAATTACACTCTCACCATTCGCAACGTTAAAACCAACAGGGTTCTTCGTAAGATTGAGTATAAGAACTATAGCGGTCATGCTATGATGGATGAATGCTTCTATTGGAGGCAGCACTACCGCAAAAAAGGAATTCAGATTATCAATGAATGGTAATCAACGGGGGTATGGGCCAAATGGTTAGAGTCAGCGGACTTAAAATTCGCACAGTGTGGGTTCGAATCCCACTACCCCTACCAAATTATTTTTAATAAAATTCGTTTTTAGGGTGTACAAATTATCTCTTATGCAGTAGGGTAAGAATATACAGATTGAAAAGGAATTTTGTCATGAACTACTACACACGTGAAATTGCTAAGATTCTTGAAATTAGCCTTGATGATGCTCTTCGCATTCAAGACGAAATGGAATGCAATGGTTTTGATTTCAGCGAAGCAACTACTAATCAGTTTATGCGCGAGATCAAGTATCAACGTTCAGCTTTGTCTATCTAATTTGAATTAAAGGAATTTATTATGGAAGTTTTTGCATTGTTAGGTGAATGGGATTACGAAGGTTCGATTCTACTGGGTGTGTATGCATCCGAAGAAGAAGCGCGGACTGCTTACGGTGTGTATACTCGTGACGGTGATCAGTTCATTCAGTCCTACTATATAGAACATCGTGTAGTCGGTGCACCTGTAGATTCCGATCGTCATCGGATCTACATCGGTTAAAGTTTAATGGACGATTAGCTCAGTCGGTAGAGCGCGGGACTCTTAATCCTTAGGTCGTAGGTTCGAATCCTACATCGTCTACCATTTCGAACGATTAGCTCAGTAGGTAGAGCAACGGGCTTTTAACCTGTAGGTCCTGGGTTCGAGCCCCAGATCGTTCACCAGAATTATCCGGTATTCTAGAACCTACCGGAGAGACCTATGCCAGACTAACAGACGGGGAACGCTGGCGAATATCGGATTCCTTACCGCAATCTAGAATGGGGTTAACCGATAGGGTGTATGGAATAAGGGAAGGTAAAGCCGATGGCTCCGGCAGTCAGACTGTAAATCTGATCCGTTCGCGGGGGAGGATCGATACCTCACTTTCCCACCACTTTTATTGCCCCTTGGTGTAATTGGCAACACGTCTGATTTTGATTCAGAAGAGTTCAGGTTCGATCCCTGGAGGGGCATCCATTATAAAGGATATATTATGAGTAAGCTTTTGGAAGATTCTCCGTATTTCGATGAACTAGTTAACGGTGACGTCGGATCCCTGCAGAACGCATTGTTTGAAGCAGATATGGATGAAGAAGCGAATATTATTGAACAAATTATGTGGAAATTAGTTGATAGTCGACTATAACTTGTATATATAGTAGGCCAATAACGGGGATTAGCACAGTCTGGTCAGCGCGCCTGCTTTGGGAGCAGGAGGTCGTAGGTTCGAATCCTACATTCCCGACCATTTCGCCCTTATAGCTCAGTTGGTAGAGCAGTTGATTTGTAAT